GCCATTGGTAGCATCCTCCTGTCTCTTACAAAATACGTGTATCTCTTCCATGCGGTCATCAACTTCTGACCAGTGGACAATATTGTAATATCTTGAGCGGTGTAATATTCTCATACTTGAGCGGATGCCGGCATCATATCTGATTTTAAAAGTGGTGTCAAATATCCCATTGACTTGATCAGCGATAAGAATATCCCGCCCGCTCTTGTTGACTACTTCGGCATATGTAGCGGCATAAGTAGACCAACTAGCAACAGACTCACCGATGCTATTTATAGTCTCGCCTCGCTGCTCTATCGTGACTTCTTGGAATAGCTTGCCCGCTTCCATAATTTAAAACCTATAATCTGCTGATGGTGAAAGTATCGCCATCATTGCTTCGTTTGGCTGTCTTGATGCCGTGGTGTTTGCTTCTCTATGTTCAAATAGTTCCGCAACTCTCATCTTAATAACTGTTTTTAAATTCTCCGGTACTGCTGATGCTGCGCCAAATCCCGCATCAAATGTAATCTTAACCGCGTTGGGCTGCACCAATACCTCTGGGTATGTCTCTAATGGATCTCTAAACACTTTATTCTGTATGCTCTTATTATCTAACTTATACAAAGTGCTAGCTAAAGTCTGTGTTGCATCGTCTGAATCTTGATAAGTGATTGATGTAATAGATTGAATTGTACCGGTCGGTATTAATATCTCATCACATAAGTCATTTGTGTAATATTCGTAAGTCGTGGTAACCATAGTTTTATTAGTCCATGATTCCACGTCCTTGCGAGCTGCTACAATAAGGGCAGTAACAACAGCATTTTGTAGGCTTCCAGTATATCGCATAAACAATGATGCTTCAGCGAGCGTGACTGGTTCTTCGGCCGGTTCTACTGTTGTTACTAAACCCATTATTATAACCTCTTAATTATACAGTTACTGTTTCGTCAACTTTCGCACCGGCTGCAAGAGGAGCATGTGCAACACAAGCCCCTTGAAGTACACCGGCTGCAACGGAAGTAGCGCCTACAGTTGTAATAGTTAATCTCACGTGAGTGAAATCATTAGCGGTATCCAGGTCAGCAGGCTTGAATTGAATCAAGGCAGAACCGGCAGCTACTAACTGAGTAATATCAGATCCGCTTAGATCCTTTACGCCAGTTCCTGAGCTGTCAGAAGCTTGCTCAATCTTAGCATCTACTGAAGTTCCAACTGTTCCCGCTGTGATAATGGCTTCCCATGCGTTAGCGTCACCGGCATAAATATAACCAGTGCTATAAGCTGCTGCACCGGCAACCGGCTCAATGATTCCTTGTACTGACACTAAGTCAGTTGCGTTTGATGATACATTCATGATATATCTCCTTTAATTATTAGGCTGAACCAAGTTGAACAAATGGCGACAAAGTTGCACCGTTACGAGGAGTATAAACATCATTACACCAAGGAATGCCGTTAATACGGTGAGTCCAACGGAATGCAGTTGAGTCATAATCGAATCGAACGTGAATAGAGCTAGCGAATTGAGAACCGCCAACCTTTTCGAGGCATCTATAGCCAGAAGGAGTAACCAATCTAACATCACCGGCAGTACCAAGAACTGAACAATCTTCAGACTGATATACTGGTAGGCCATTCATTAGTCCAATCATACCGTTACGGAAATAAGGCTCCCAAGTGATAGGAGTATCACCAACAGTCATAAGCGGCAACTTAGCCATAACATCACGATTGATTAACCAGAATGAACCGGAATCAACAACAGCGCGAGCGTACATTGCTGCGATGTCTTCAGACTTAACATTAGATGCAGTGTTACGAGTAACGCTGATTTTATTAGCATTGTTGGTATTGAACATACCAAGTGCTTCACCAACGCCAGTACCATTAAGTAATTCACCGGCAAACTTTGCGCGGATAACTTTAGGTGCTTGAGTTGCTAGGTGTCCAGTTAGCCAAGGAATATCATTCAGATCTTCTTCAGTAACATCAGAGTAAGCATATAACTTAGCAAGTGGAAGAGTAGTAGTCTCGAACACTTCTTTAGTTGATGACATCTGTGTATTTTCAGCAATACGTGAAGCAGTTAGACCAACAGATCCACCAGTAGTATTTGCAGCACTTCTTTTGAAAGTCTTGCTATTACTAGAAGTCTGCTCAGTGTTCATCTTGCCAACCCAATCGTCAGAAATACCTGATTCATTGATCAATAGACCTTCTGCAAATTCACTAGGAATCATTAGACCGTCAGCGATTGAAGTATGAGCGCCGGCAGTTTGCATAATATCTGCAATACCAGAAAGACGCTTATCTTGGGAAAAGTCACTGCCATTCTTAAAGATTGACTGCAAGAACTCACCTCCATTACTAAAGCCAAACTTAGGATCATTAACAAATCCCTCTTGTACAATCGCGCCTTTTGCCGGCCCTGCCTGTACTGCTTTAGGTGCAGAGAAAGAACTCAAAGAGGCTTGAACCGCTGCGAATCTTTCTTGCTCTTGTTTAATTGAATCGAGGCTAAGTTTAGCCGCTTCAACTTGTGAAAGCTTAGAAGAGAAATCTTCTGTGCCTTGCTCGATGTTCTCAAGCTCTACCATGAGGGCCTTGATTTCATCTTGTTTTAATTGGATCTTATCCATGTTTTTTGTCTCCATAAAAAAAGGCCATCTAGACACACCGGTGTCATGATAGCCTCAAATTTTTGAGTTATGTTGTTTTGTTCTTATTGCCGTTGGCCGCTCTTTAACGGCAACAAGCATCTTTGTTAGTATAAGTTTTATTTATGTATAATGCAAATCATATAAGCAAATTATATAGTTCTGCGTAATCTTGCAGCCTGACTTCCTTGGTCTAAGAAGGAAAAAACTTCTTCCATTGACTTAATGCCATCGCTTAATCCTAGCCTTTCCGCATCTGCCTGAAAGAAACTCTGACCGCTGCGGGCTTCAGAACCGTCTTGCATATCTGCATTAGGTCGGCCACGCTCAACAGCATTACTAAAACCTTCCTGCAATTGATCTACTTTAGCCTGTACTGATGCCACCATGTCGGCAGTGATAGCGGTTCCTGTCATGCCTGCACCTTTCAATGGGCCGGTTGCAATCTTAATAACTTTTATTCCTGCCATCTTCGCGGCTTCTGATTGATCGGCCATAACTGTAACGGTTCCGATTGATCCGGTTTCATTGAACTTGTCAGAGCTAAATACTTTACCCGCTTGAGATCCAACGTAATAAGCTGCGCTTGCCATCATGCCGGTATTAAGTGACGCGGTTTGCTTAATGCTTGAAAGGTTCTTTACTTGATCGGCTAATACGTGCATCTGTCTAGCTTCACCACCCGGGGAGTTAATCTGAAATAATACAGACTCAATATTGCTATCCTGTGATACGTCTTGAACCGCTGCCATGATTTCTTGAGTTGATGCCGCACCGAAAACAACCTGCTCAAATAAACCAGGATTAAACATCATAGGGCCGTTAATGCTTATCATTGCCCGCTTGCCTTCTTTCTGAAGTACTGGAGCTGCTAGTAAAGGAACCTCTTTATCTTCGGCCATAGAGCTAATCAAAGCCTTATCAAGTTTTATATCAATCGCCTTGATACATTCCATGCGCTGATTTATTCCAATCATTGCCAACTCATCAATCATTAAATAGTTATCTGTAAACATTAGCTGAATCCTACTGTTATCTTTTCATTAGATGCAAGTGCAATATCATTTGTGATTGTTACCGTACCAGTGTCGGTTATCAAAGTCCCGCCCGCTGCCGCTGTCAAAGTGGTGATGGTCTTTGCTGATTGCGTTTTAGTTAGATCCACCGTGCCACCGTTTAAGTTTAAGGTGGTGATCGTTCCGCTAGCAAAGTGATTTACTGATCCGCTACTTGATACCGTCAAAGTGGTGATTGTACTGGCTGATGTTGAGTCATAAAGATTCATTGTACCGCCCTTAATGACTGCCGTAACAATACTAGATTGTAAAGTAATAGACCCGCCTGACTGGGTGAGGTTTGTTAAGGTAACAGAATCGCCAACCGTAATAGATCCACCCTCAACTATAATATCCCCAAGCGTTGAACTGTTTGAGCTGTCATCACTTACTGACATTGTACCGCCATATATAGAAAGATCTGTACTAGCATTTACCGCTCTTATTCTTAATGGCTGTCGGTTCTGGTCTTGGCCTCTTGATGCCGTATTATATACTTTAATCTGTGCCGCTGTGGTTGTGCCAAAGTCTAGGTTAAGCCGCTTAGATCCTGTATAAGTTCCAGTAGATCCGCGCTTTTGTCCAATGATAGCGGAAGCCGTGCCAATCTCCAGGAAGTCGGCTTGAGCTGATCCGATTAAACCCGTGTAACTCTGGTCAATTGTTAAGCTAGTCAATGCAACCGCTGATTGATCGAGCGTTCCCGTTATATCTTGCGAGCTGTTTGCAATGATAACGTCATCGCCACTTATTGGGACGGCTGCACCAGACCAGTTTGCAGCTACACCCCAATCTCCCGCATTCCCACTATCAGTCCCAATCCAAGTACGAATTGACATTTTAAAATCCTCTTTTTACTATATTATAATTTGTTTTTATCATTTGATACCCCACGTTTTAGTAGCCATGTTGTTATATCCTTCTTAATTATGGTACATCACTAACAATATCCGCAACCGTCATATTTGTCATGGTAAAGTCAATTGTACTTTGTTGATCTTCTATTAATGGGTATATATCACCATCACCCATGCGCCAATAATGAGCCGGAGCTGGAGACAAAGCCCCTAAATCTTGAGTGTTCCCACTATTATATATTGTTGAAGCGTTCGCGGATTGGTCACTATTCCATAAGGCTAATTCATCAATTCGGCAATTGTTGCGCATGTAATTACCTGCGGAAATCTGGCGGCCAATTCGAAAAACCTCATCAAAAATCTTGGCACTATACCCGAAATTATTATTGCTATTTACAGTGGTTTCTTGCACACCGTTTTTAAATATCTTAAACCGTGTATAACTGGTGTTAATTCCCCCTGATCCATTTTCTGTAGTTCCCCCATCATAAGTAATGACCCACTGATTCCATACGCCAGCAGTTGAAGCGCCTACGCTAGAAGCTATTTGTAATCGATTATTATTAGTGCCATAGGTTAAAATTATTTGACGCCTTGAAGCGTTATTACCATTAAATATAATATCAACACGTCCCTCATTATTTAAATCATTGCCACCAAAGGAAATTATGGTTTGATTTTGATTATTACTAGTGCCAGACTTAAACCAAAATACAATCGTCCAAGGGGTGGCGCTGTTTTGATCTAAACGGTATAGCGGGTTAGAACTATTAGCGGTTGCATTCATGTAATCATTTTGTACAAAGTTAATTGACTTAGTGTTATTATATGGCGGGTTTGAGACAGTCAAAACAATAGTTTCCGAATCTTCTCCATAGTAGTTAATCGCTTTAACTGGTATATTATATACGCCAGCGCCCAAACCCGATCCGCCTATAATTTTTCGTGGGTTGCCATCAACATTAACTACTCCCGCCACGGTGCTAAAATCCCACTCATAACCAACACCATAGTTGGCGGTCAAAATATAGTTTAATGTATCGCCAGTCGTTAATGAAGCGGTTAAGCTCGAAGTGATTTCAGGAATATTCCCTGTTGATCCAGCGACTTGAAAAATGGCGTTCAAATTATTGCAGACTTCGACCTCATTATTTCCATAATTATCCCCGTTTTCGTCTACATATTCAGCATAATTGAGCGAAGTAACTATTTCAATAGATTTGGCTGTGTCTGTTATCGAACATGAATCCGCCAGTGTCCCTAGGGTGGCTTGTAGCGAGTTTAAAAACTGTGCACCGTTTGCATCCTCAATAAAAATGGCGTTGGCAGCATCATCTCTATATATTGTAATACTCACACTTAAACCTCATACTTCATAACAGAAATAACAGTTCCGGAATTTACTAGTGTTGCTGGCGTTGACGATTTTACTTCTAGCCCTATATGATTATCTCTAGTATTCGCATCACCCATGTAAATTTTATCTGTTGCTAGTGAAAATCTGTAACCTACCCCACTACCCTCATCTAAGCGCCCCAACCTCTTTTCAAGTGTGTATGCACCTGCCCCACCCCCTAAAGTATATCTGAATCGTAATGAAGCATTATTAGTTTGCGGTATCACTGTAAAATCATTGCGTATAATAATAATATCACCTAATTGTAATTGGGTGGGATCAATCTTACCCGTTGTAGTATCCATTAATTCAGTCACATTCGTGGGTAAATAGTTTTTATTAGTAAACGCCCCTAGGCCATCATTAGGCATAACCGTCCAAGTATCCTCTGATAAGACTACAGGATTAAGAGCGGTTGAACTATCGTTATAGTCAATAAAGCCCTGTTTTTGGGTTGTCGATTGTGGGCTCATACCACCAGATCTCCCGCGCATTCCTTGAATCCCTTGTGGGCCAACTACGCGGCCTAGATTAACTTTATCGCCTGTGGTGTAGGTTATTATTAAATCAGTCCCATGTATTGCTACTCTTTGAATGCCTCGACCGTCTTGGCCATCTTCGCCCGCTTCGCCTTTCGGGCCAATAGCACCATTCTTTCCGGCTTCACCTTGTGGGCCTCGCATACCTCTTGGCCCTGCTTCGCCAATCATTCCAATAGATCCGGCCTTACCGTCTAAACCGGGAGCACCATCAACACCATTTGAACCGGCAACACCTTGTAGACCTTGTGGCCCGCGCATTGATTCAAATAGATCGGCTTTGGATTTCTTAACCTTGGCTTGAGCGGTTGAGCTTAGTTGTTTACTTTTTACTAACATCGACCTCAACCCATCCTGACATATTCCAAATATAATTCATGCCGTCCTCGTCCTGTCTGATCTCTCCAAGCTTTGGAGCGTCATCAAGTTGCGCAATCTCTTTCAATAGATATTCAATTACTTTATCGCTTTGGTTCTCTGACTTCTCAAGGTTGCATACTTCCTTACTCATGAACATAAGTTTATCTGATGTAAACTTTTCTTTACCTTGAACATTGCAAATGAAATCAGCATGTATCTGGAAGCAATCCGCTAGCTCTTGCTCGAATTTGATATAGAATTTATCTAGATGTTCTTTCATCTGGGTCGGTTCTTTCTTAGCTGCCGACTCATGGCTGTTATGTTCTTTACGAGTTAAGCGGCTTAAACTGTCGTGCATTGATGGTAAATAGGCTGAAATGGCCGCATTTGGGGTTAATTCTGGCCCTTTTTGCTCTGTTTCTTCCTCTTTTTCTGGCTCTTCTGGGGCTATAATTGGCGCAACTTCTTCCACTTCTGGCTCTTCCACCGGCTCAGGTTCCTCTAAATCTTTCTTTTTCTGCTCATTTTCAAGCTCTTTTGACTCAATATTAAGGTCAACAGGGGCTAAATTTAGCGGTATATAGTAAGTATCGCCATTATCTGGAACCGGTAACCCCTCAAGGTTAGCAATAGTCTTAGCGTTAATTGATTGCATAGAGAACAATTCTTTATAATAAACCATTCTTGCAGCCATATCACCACGAGCCAAACCTTTTTCATCAATGTCTATATAAATATTATCGGTCTTGTGAAAGTGGAATTTTATCTGTACCTCAACCCGTGCAATCCAAGGCGTGAGTGTATCGGTGATATAGTTTAAGTCATTTTGTTCCAGGTTGGCAAACTTGGCTTGTGTCATATCCATAAGCTTATGAGGTGGTATTCTAAACCATCGCGCAATCTCTTCGACTTGGAATTTTCTTGTGCTTAACAGTTCCGCGTCTGTACTTGCCATTTGGATACGATTGAATTTAAATCCCCTGTCAAGTATCGCCATCTCACCGGCTGACTTCGGGCCGCTAAATCGCTTTTTCCAGAATCCGCGTATCTCTTCTTTCTGTTCTGCGTTTAATGATTTATCAGTTTCAAGCGTTGCACCTATTGCCAAGTTATTACCGAAGAATGCACCAGTAAAATTCTGTGCTGCAATTGCAATGCCTAATGATTCCGCGGCCACTTCGCCAATACTTACGCCAACATCTTCATTACCCATGCCCCGAAGGTGCAGTATTTCTTTAGATGTATAATTTAATGACTTGGGGCTTCCTGGCTTCTGGTTGTTCTGATCGGCAATAGTTATGTGGTAACGCAATTCTCCACCATCGCCTTGCCTATATGGCTGCACCCTTGTTGGATGTATCGGCCATAATTGAATCTCACCAAATGAATTATAGCTGATTTCAAAGTACGCATTGCCATAAGTCTGCATCCACTGTATAGCCAACTGCTTACCGGTGAAAGGATCTAAGGAAGGATTAAAACCTTGCTGCAATGTCTTCAATATAGGAATATCATTAACAGGTTTCTTTGTTCCATCAGGCAATAATGAGTAAGCTTTAACCGGAAGCTTTGCAATATCTTCTGAAATTGCCCTAACTGCCAACCAGTATGCCGATACTTGATAAGCACTATCAACTGATACGTTAATATTACTGCCGGTCTTGTTAAAAAATGATTGATGTAAAGACCGCATGAAAGAATTTAATACGCTGCCACCCTGATTAAAAGGCACAGTTGACTGTTGAATTGTAGCGTCATTACGCTTGAAGATGTCAAGAAATGCCATTGGTTTTCCTGTAAGTGATTGAATATAAGCCTATTTTATAAGTATTAACTTAATTATAAGTTTTTTCAATATAAACTGAAAATAAAATAAATAAAAGAAATCACTTCCTTATAAGAAAGAATAATTTTCATTACTTAATAACGCGTCTAAATCTTCATCCATGTTCTTTAATAAAAGAAAATGAGACATTGAAAGCGCCGCTACCATGTCAATTTTTGCCAATGTCGCGTCGTTTCCTTGTGGCTTGACTAGTTGAATTAAACCATTGTGTAATTCTTTACTGGTCGCGTTTCCAATTTGCCACGCTGCGCACTTGTTCCCATCAGTCCTGAACTTGTCATCTAGGATACTTACGGCGATGTCTTTGAGCGGTTCCGATAAAAACCTGGGGCTTTGGCTGATCTCTGTCATTGGTAAGTTGTGTTCATTCTCTAAGTTTATCACAAGCTCAGTAGCAAAGCGTGGGTCATAACCAAACTCTTCCACATGGTATTGATTGCAGATCTCAACTATATCCTCACGCACCTTCTTAAAGTCTATAGCGTTTCCCTCTGTTAAGATAATATCCCCGTCATCAATCCAACCTTTAGACTTATAAAAATTAATCTTAGGGTGCTTCTCAGGAATCCACATCAGAGTTTTAACGTAGTACTTATCAAGGTATGGGAACTCAAGAACCAAAGCACACAAGTCAGATTTGAATGCAAGGTCTAATCCTGCGTAACAAGTTTGACCGGTTAAGTCAGTATTGTCTTTATCTTCTGAGTCAGTCCACTTTGCAAAGTCTAGGAACTTGCTCTCGCTCTGTGTTTGTATGTTCATGTAAAGCCGCTTAAAACTGTTTGTGTATGTTGGATCTGTTTGGGCTTTCTTAATCTCCTTTCTATAGAAATCAAGGCTTATGCTTTTGCCAAGTTGAGGATTGCACCTTGCCCAATTCTTTTCATCTGTCCAGTCATCATGAACATCTAAGAAGTAAAGCACCGGTAGAAATGTAGGATCGTCTGCGGTATTATCGCAAACTTTCAACCCATGTTTAAATTTATCATTGCATATTGAATCGCGGCTATAGTCGGCAGTAGTTATAATTAAGTTTAGCGGGCTTTGTCTCATACCCATAGAGGTAACAATTGCCTCATATAGTGCCGCGCCTTGCTTCTGTTTCCAGGAATGGATTTCATCCATAACAGATAACGATACATTTAAGCCGTGGTTTCTGTCACCGTCTGCCGTTAATGGCACATATGTATTTAATTCATTCGCTGATATTATCTTTCTTGGATTACCCAGAACCTTAAAGCGTGTGTTTGGGTTCTTATTTAATGGACTATTAAGTGGGCTTTTCTCTTCCTTCAGACTAACGCGGATCGGTTTATATATTAAACTAGCCTGATCACTTGAACCGGCAACACTTACAACCTCTTTACCTTTCTCCTGATCGAGAACAAGATACGCAATAACCAACGCGGAGCATAACATACTTTTGCCGTTCTTTCTTGGGACATATAAAAGACCCTCTGAGTATCTACGCTTGTTTGTTTCTTTATGCTTCAAGCCAAATAACGCGGCAATAATATCCTTCTGCCAGTCTGATAAAATCAAAGGTGTTCCAGATAATGGCCCCTTGATATGAAATACGCAAGACTCAATTACTTGTACATACCGATTAAATTCGTCGCGGTCAAAATAATATTGATCGGCCTCTGCGCTATTACCTGGATCATAACCGCGTGGGAAGTTGAATGTATAACCATAGTCATAAGCCACTATCAACCCCCATTAATAATATTTAATATGTCTGTACTGTGTGCATTCCCATGAGGAACCGCTGAAGATGGCGGGGCTATTCCCGCAATACTTCTACTACGTGGAGTCAATCCACCTTCTTTTAATAACGTATCAACCCGATCACCAACCGCCCTAAGCTCTGTTAATAAATGGTGTGGTTTCTCTCCGCCAAATCTGTCCGGCTCTGAATATCTGCCACCGATACAATCAAGTATGCCGATGTAAACTCTGTAATTCTCTTGGATTCTTTGAAGGAAAAACCGATCAACAGTTGTGAAAGTTCCGGCCTCTTTCATCTTCTTGCAAACATCCTTGGAGTATTCTGCCGCGCGTTTGTCTAAAGTCTCATCTGTAGAAACAAGCAAAGCACCGCCCGAAGAATTTATAAGATCCTCGTTTAGTGCTTCCCTGTCTTTCTGCTTGCCCATATAATTACTTAATGCCGAAACAAACGGCTTGAGATCCTGACTTCATGCCGACAATTTCATACGGATTATGCTGCCTGATATATTCCAAAAGATCTTCTCCTGGATTAACAAGCTTGGCACGTCCTGCACATTTAAGCTGAACATTATAACCCTGCTCCAGAAGTTGTGCAATCTTATCGACTATGATTTTTTCACCGTCTGATATTGCTATCTCAACTGGCTTAACTGTTGCCGGCTTAAGTACGCGCTTCTTTGCAACTGGTTTTTTAACTGCTGTCTTTTTCTTGGCTGTCATTTTTTTGACTCCATTTTACTGCGTTTAATTAGATCGTTTGCTATCTTGCAAAGCTCAAGGATGTATTTACCATCTGCTAAATTAGCCTCGCCAATATAGCCCATATATTCAAGCTTTGATTGCCTGAGTATGCGATGTCCATCTTCTGATATTTTAATCTGTTTGTATTTGCTTGCCATATCTTAGGTATACTTTGTACCCATACTATTTTCAAGTAATTCTGAAAATAAAATAATCAACTGAAGCAATCCGCAACACCTACAAATTAACGCGCGCATGAGTATGTAGGGGTTTGATACAATTTTATTTTATTTTGGTTATGACGGGAAAAACCAAGTTTGAAAAAAAGGTTAAAAAATCTGAATTTT